GGTCCACCGTATAGCTGAGAGTTATAAATGGTTAAATGTGGAATATAATATAAAGAATTAAATTGCACGATAATGCTTCATATGATATAATATCATACAGTTGTAAGACCGAGCTGTGATAGGTAGAATATATCAGGTGTTTGCAAGTATGGATAAAATGTCATATAGTTTTTGAACGATAGGAGATGCAAAATTGAAAAAGATGCTAAGTACAGATGAACTTATCTGTCATATGAAAGAAAAGGGAATACAGTTCAATATAGTAGATGAATCAGCTGCAAAAGACTTTCTGACATACAATAATTATTATATGAAACTGGCTGCGTTTAGAACAAATTATGAAAAAGTGGACAATAAATATTTAAACCTCGAATTTGCATATCTTCAGGAGTTATCGACAATTGATATGAGGTTAAGATATATAATTATAAATATGTGTTTGGATATAGAACATTATATTAAAGTTACGTTATTAAACAAAGTAAAAGATAAAGAGGATGGCTATCAATTGGTCAGGAAATTCGTTACGAAAAATGAAAGGGTTTTAAGAAATATATACAGACATAAGGCAAGTGAGTATTCTCACGGATTGATTGAGAATTATTATCCCTTTTTTCCTATATGGGTGTTTGTAGAATTGATATCGTTTGGGGACTTGACATATTTATGCGAATTTTATAAAAAAATGTATGGTGAAGAAATCATTGACAATAAATTTATGAATCAAGTGCGGGATTTGAGAAACGCATCGGCTCATAGTAATTGTTTAACAAATAAATTGCAGGAAAAAATTACTGGTGCGCCAGATAAGAGAATTTTAGACTTTGTTAAACAACTTGATTGCGTAGGAAGATCATCTCTTTTAAATAACATGTCAAGGAGTTTTATGTATAATTTTGTGGTCCTTTTGTATGTATATGATAGAGCTGTTACTAGCGAGGGAGTAAAGAAAAATAGATATAGAGAACTAAATGAGTTGGTGAATGTTAGGATGCTGAAAAACAAGACATACTTTGAAAAAAATAATGTAATTAAAACGCAGTACAAATTCATAAAAAAAGTTGTTGACAAATTATAAAAAAATGCATATACTATTAGTATCATTGAAAAGCAGATCGCTTTTATAAGGAGTGTCCATAGCAATATGGCACTCCTTAATTTTCGTTTTTTTATTCTTCAAACTTATAATAAAAACTATACTCATCCTTCTCCTTATCATATTCCATATAGTCTAAAATGGATGCAAGTGCGGTATGCTTTTCCAACGTACTGAGCGTATTGTCCTTTAGTTTCAAGATGATTTCTCTAATGTCCACGTGGAACTCCTCGGTTGTCGTGATAACGGCAGCAGTTTCAAGTGTCGCAAGTTTTTCCTTGATGGACTTTACTTCGGCATCTATCAGTTCTCGGTTTTCCCGGTATTCCTCTTTGGTATCGATACCGTCAAGGTATGCTTCTTTTGCACGTTGTTTCCGGATGGCAAGTTTATCAAGCAACTGTTCATATTGTGCAGCATCGTTACCAGACGGTTCTTCGACCTTTTCCACTGTATAGGTAATGTTGCTGTGGCCGTGGTCGACAAACTCCTGCAGGGAATTTAGCAAAGCATCCTCTGTTTTTGGTGCGCTTGCATTTACGTTTTCGGAATGGATGCCTTTGGCATATTTCCAACAGCAAAAGTAAGGATAGGCACGGGGTAATTTCTTGCTGACACCTCTTTGGTAGCACATGGACGCTCCGCAGATTGGACATCGAAATAATCCACCGGATAAATAATGCGGTAAAAGGGTTTTGCTTCGTCTGCGTCCGGTAGAACCGGGTGTGTATTTTTTTATCCGTTTGCTTATGATGTCCCATTCTTCGTTGGTGCAGAGTGGTTCGTGCTGGCCATCTGATACAATGACATCCTCAGGTGAATTTTCGTAATATCCACCGTGGCTTGAACGGTTCCAGCGGATTTTCCCGATGTAAAATGGGTTCCTTAAAATATAAATGATAACTCGTGCTTCAAAACGATTCCCCTGACGGGTGCGGTAGCCTTGGTCGTTGAGCGTACGTGCTATCGTTGTAGGATTGTATTCGTCCTGGATAAAATACTTTTTGATAAGACGATATATCTTTGCTTCTGGTTCATATATAACAGGAACGGTATCGCCCTTTTCACGCCGGTACCCTAGAGGTGGAGCACTTTGGTAGCCTCCCTTTTTTGCTTTTTCCTTCATGCCACGCTTGACTTCCCCGGACAATCGAATCGAGTAGTATTCATCCATCCACTCGATGATGCGCTCAATTAAGGGTGCAAATGGTCCATCCGGCAAAGGCTCGCTGATTGATACTACCTGCACATTGTTTTTCCTGAGGAGCGATTTGTAAACAATACTTTCTTCCTGATTTCTGGCAAATCGAGAGAACTTCCATGCAAGGATGTAGTCCGGATGATCCTTTTCTTTTGCGAGGGCAATCATATTCTGAAAGGCGGTTCGGTTTTCTGCTTTCTTTCCGGAAATGCCGTTGTCTTGAAACCATTGTGTAATCAGAATATTGTGCTGCTTCGCCCACTTTTGGAGTTCGTGTTTTTGTGCTTCCGGGGAAATTTCCTCTTGCATGTGTGTAGAAACTCGTATGTATCCGAACGCTGTTTTCAAAGATTCATTTTGGTTCATAGAATCACCCTTTCTTAAAAAAGGGTATAAAAATACCCTGGTATTTGCAATTTACTACCAGAGCTGATATAATATGATTGCTTTCGTGGATATATCAGCAATGGTATATTCATTTCCCTCCTGTTGGCGCAGGGGGGATTTTTTATATTTTTACAAAAAAAGCCCCACAAATGTGAGGCTTTTAATGAATACTGCTCGTAAAGAGCTTTGTCTCTTATAGTGCCGGTAAACGGCATTGTTTGTGCTCATTGTATCCTCGGTATATGTAAATGTCAAGTGGTTTATACAATTGTTTAATCAAAGCAAATGAAATAGGTGGGGTGACAATCCCACATCTCTTTAAGACCCAAAGGGCGTGACGGCTGCCTGTTCCGTCCTCAGATTTCATCTGTAATAGCTTATGTTTCAGTAAATAATTATAAAAGAGGAACCAGCGAACTGATTCCTCTTAAAATACGTCCTTGGACCCGTAGGTTACCAAGGAACTATCAACTATAGTATATACTAATTAGTATATGCATAGTAACAGACATAGTAGTGTCTGTCAAGAGAAATACCTAAATCAACGCCTCTTCTTTACAGTGTTTATCAAGGATAACATCATCCGGAATTTCACAATATCTATCCTTGTTATCAACAGAATCCCACGGACCATCCGGGGCATGTGTAATCCTAACCAAATCAGACACAGATAATTTACAGCACTTTTTTAGGGTGGCGTCTATAGAGCAAATCTTGGAAACGCCATCTTCTGCAAATAAAATGCGGCTACGTGCTGGCATTACTGCATATTCTTTCGCTAAATGATGATCTTTGGAAAACGTCTCATCAATATTCTTGGTTCCTTTATATTCATCATAAACGGATTTGACGACTGGTCCGTATTTGAAGGCGTAAATAGTATCTTCAAATAACTTATGTTTGGTGGCACACAAATACTCTGCGTAACACATATATACTAATTTTTCTAATTCTAAATGTGTACAAACTCGATTAGCTAAAATATATTTAGCAATGTCCAATCCATTTAACACTCTATCAGCGGAGATTAGGTTTACAAATCCAAATAAAGAGTCAACAACCTGAACATTTTCAAAAAAACAATCCGTTTTAATAACAGACTCCCATGAATCCGAGTTTGTTTCAACAAAGTGTGTCGAAATAGCTACAGATTCTCCACAATAATTTTTGATTATTTGCACCTCGCTGCTAAGCATCTCTGGCGACATAGACTCATCAACAACATAATGCATTGCGATACGTCTGCCTTTAGAATAAGAACTACTCATAATTATAAAATGCTTGACCATCATCATCACCTCCTTTAATTTTTCTTTCCCATTCAGTATATTCTTGTTTGTATAATCTGTGCGAATTTTTGTTACCTTTTTCGTTTTTTGCTGTCCATACTTGCAATTCCCACGGAAAATGAAAGTTACCACTTTCAAAATAGATGTGAGTTGCTACATAGGACAGTTTTGAAGAATCAATACATTTATAACTGGGAAAATTTTGTTGCATATAGTTTTTCACATTTTGATGTGAAAATTCTTCATTAATAACAATCCTGACACCAAGCAAATCGTTTAGGCATTTTTTTATTGGAATCTTGCCGTTTTCGTGATTGGTGCAATAATTATTCAACTTATATTCAATTGAATTTTGTGCCTTAACTCTGCTTGTAACAGAAGAGTTAACATAATTAATTTTGCCCAAATCAAATACAATATATGCTAATTGATCATTAATTAAGGAGCGGTATTCAAAAACCCTATTTAATATATCGGCATTATTTATCGTATCGCAAACCAGTTTTTTCTTTAAACTAAATGCGTTTTGATTTGTTGAATCCCACATACTGCATATACGCTCATAATTATTTTGAATAACCTGTATAAGTTTACCTAAATCTTCTAACATATATTCTCCTTATATGTTCCAATATTGTCTCATTATCAATCAATATTGTCAATAACAAATATAACCAAATTTACCTCAGTACTTCTGTCTATTTTCAATTACCTTACCGATTACTTTGACTGGCTTTTCCAATATTTCATCATTCGTAAAATATAACGGCTCGTAAGCCGGATTAGTTGGCATAAGTCGAATTCCATCTTCGTATTTTAATAATCGTTTGATAGTTGCATTATCACCGTTGACCATAACAATGGCAATTTCACCGCTTTCTACATCGTCTTGTTTCCTGACAATTACAATATCACCTTCGCAAATACGTGGTTCCATTGATGAGCCTTTTACTTGTAGAGCAAAGTATTCACCTTTGGCAGCAGTGGCGGCATCTATTTCTTCGTAATCTATAATATCCTGTATTGCTTCGATTGGAACACCAGCAGGAACGGAACCGAGAACGGGAATGGTTGTTGGTTTTATTTTCGATTCTGATTTGTCCTCTATCAAATCGGATTTCAATATATGAAAGTAGTCTGCAAGCAATTGAACTTTTCCCATTCGGGGTATGGCTATTCCTTGACACCATGTATTAAATGTTTGAGGAGATACATGTATAGCATCAGCCACTTCTTTTTGTGATTTACCTGTTTTCTCAAGAAGTGTGTTTAAATTTTTTGAAAAAATTTTTCGTTCGTTTAATTCGGACATTTTAATCACCTCCTAGATTATATAAAGCATATCACCTCATATGAGCGTAAACCTCAATCATATCGGCAGAAGCACAATTATCAAAATCGTGTTCTTCAATATGCTGTAGTGCATGAGCATAGGCTTCTAGATGTGTCTCGTGTGAATGGTTTACATTCAATACGATAGTATAGGACATATCTGGATTCATAGTAACAAATTCTTTGATATGGTTTGGCAGTTTTAAGAAAAGTACCTGCACATCGTCCCGCATTTTAATAATATCATCCCCCATTATTTTCTAAACTTATCTAACATTTTTGCAACAAATTCGATATCCTCTTTACTAATATTGCGTGAAGCGTCGAACAAAACTTTGTATTCAGGATTTTTGTGAAGAAAGTCGGCAGCTTCTCTTGCGTCCTCGTCGAGGTAGTAGGTTGGCTGCTCTTGTGTTTCTGGCTTATCTTCTATTAAATCGGAACGGTTGCAATTAAATATTTCACACATTGAATCGACTTTATCCATTCGTGGTGTTTTTATCCCATTACACCAGTTATAGACAGAAGTTGTTCCAACACCCAATCGTTTTGATAATTCTAGTTGCGTCATATTGTATTTACTAAGATAGTAACGTAATCTCTTCGAAAAGATAGCATTAAATTCTTCTACAGACATCATGTCCACCTCCTTGAAGTAAATTATACACTAAAAGTGTTTGCGTAGCAACATAAAATATAAAATAATTTCACTTTAAGTGTTGACACACACTTAAAGTGATGGTATAATCGGGGTAAATTAGAAAAAGGAGGTTATAATGTGACAAAAAAACAAGTAACTAAATTTCAAATTTCACTTGCTGCTGCACGAGTTAATGCAGGACTAACGCAAGCGGAAGCGGCTGAGAAAGCGCACGTTAGCAATAAAACAATAAATAATTGGGAGAATGGGAAAGTATCCCCATCGTTTGCTAATGTAGAGCTTCTTTGTAGGATATATGGTATATCATCTGATTATATTTTTTTGCCTACAAAATCCACTTAAAGTGATAATTCAAAAAGGAGGCTTCAATGAAAAGAAAAAGAAACAGCATTATAGCATATGTGCCAATTGTGATTTTTGCCATTACCTATTTGGTTGGATGGAAGTATATCGCACGAATAGCATTAACCTGCAGTTTTAGTATTTTACTTATTCGTGCAGTTAAATATTTCATTCAAAGAGAATTATATCGCAGGCAAAGGAGATAAAAAGATGTCAGTTGAGATTGTGTTGATGTTCGTAATTTTATTTTTGGGATGGTATCTTGCAGAAATAAATGATTTTGCAAGACCAATAATTCTAATTGCTTTAGAATTATTCCTTTTACACAATTTGTGGTCCCCACATGGAATATTATATCCAATGTTTTAGTAGAAAGGCGAAAAATGAGAGTTGATGTTTTGAGTGCAGTTGCAGCGTTATTATTTTTAACAATTTTATACTATATCGAGGACGATACGAAGCCAATTATAGGATTCATTATGGTGGCGTTTGTTTTATACCATGTATGTTGTCCGCAAGGAATATTTTATCAATATTTCAAGTTGCGGTTTTAAATCATCTTGTCCACAAGAAAGTACAAAACTAGGATCCAAAAATAAAAAAATAGGTCTGGCGAGATGAGTGCAAAAATTAAACTTATGGATAGCAAACTGGGGATAGAAAATACGAATTGAACTAAAAGGAATTTAGTTTTAGAAGCATATTGTTTTTTTTCTAATCGATAGGCAGTATTGCGGGTTGGAATAAGGGCATATTTGCACAGTTTGTCATATTCTTTTGAAAATTGTTTGCAAACGACAATCCAATCATCCGGATAAAACTTATCAGCTTTATGTACTTCCTTTTTTTCATAGATGGAGTGCATTAGATAGCGGAGTGTAGGCGAAATCAAAAGGGAATAGTCCTTTTCTAATTCCATGTATTTGTCGACAATGTGTTGAATGTCAGCATATGTGACATTTTTAAATAGAAACGGTTCTATTTCTAAAAAAAGAGGATGGTAAACATGGTCGAGCCTTTCACGTGCAATTGATTTGTAATTGTATTTTCGTGTTAGGTATAACGTGAAGAAACCTATCACTGCTGTGATGATAGGATTTGGGAGAATATCCAGTATGTGGTTTATAAAATTTTCTTGCATAGTAAATGTTCCTTAAAAATACTCGGTTAAGAAATTAACCTGTATCAACAGTATATATGGACAAAACAAAAATGTAAAGGAAATAGCGGTATAGCATAGGATGAATTGAGGTGATGAGGTCAATGAAAATAAATAATTATGTGAAAATCCGTGGTACTTATGTGCCTACATCGAGCCTTACGAAAGAGGAGTGGCTGGAGGTATCCGGTACCATATTGGACCGGTTCGCCGGGAAACTGGGATATAAACGGGAAGAAAAACTCTGTGTAAAAGGTTAGACAATCCTTTGCTATGTGGTACCGGGAGATTATACGGAAAGGAGGGACAAGCATGAGAAAACGCACAAAAGAAAATGTACTATGTGCTACTGCAATTATTTGTTTGCTGGTATGCATAATTACGGCAAGAGCAGTAAGCAGCTTTCACGTGCAGGAAATGGTTTTATTTTCAGTAAGTGCCGTATATTTAGCGGTATTTATTGGAGTAAATAGAAAAAAGGTGCTGAAATAAAGCACAGAAAGGCAGGAGAGGACATGACTTTTCCAAAACATATTATGACAACGGCGGAACTTGCAAGGATGGGTTTCCCATCAAAGACACTGGATGCAATTGCAAAAGAGCCGGAACAGAATATCGCATTTCGTCTCAGACCGGACGGAAACGTCTTTTGGGACACAGAAAAATTGCAGAAGCGAATCGAAGATAATATGGTTCGCAGCTAAGAGAGGAGGTAACGGATATGATGAAATTAAAAAAGTCACTAACGCAGATAAACTGCAGTTAGTGACATAAGAAAAAACACAGTAACAGTATACCATTGATAGACCATTCGGTCAAGAAAGGAATTGAGAGTATGGAATTAAGAATTAAATCAATGTCATTCCCGGAAGCAATCGAATTTAACTTTGAGCAGTTGAAGCAGGAACTGACAGACAAAGCAGAACAGTATAAGGGTCTCGTTTACACAGATGATCAGGTGCAGGATGCAAAGAAGGATGTTGCAGCCTTGCGGAAATTCACGAAAGCACTTTCAGATGAAAGAATCAAGGTGAAGAAAGAGTGCATGAAACCATATGAAGAGTTTGAAGCAAAAATCAAGGAACTGTCGGCAATTGTGAATGAACCGATTGCGCTGATTGATACACAGCTGAAAGAGTATGAAATGCAGAAAAAGCAGGAGAAGTTATCGGCAATTTTTACATACTGGGATGAATGTGAACATCCGGAAGAATTGACTTTTGAATCTATCTATGATGAGAAGTGGCTGAATGCTTCTGTATCTATGAAAAAGGTTCAGAATGCAATTACTGAAGCGATTCAGCAGTTTAGCAGAGATATGGCAACGCTTGCTACCTTGCCGGAATACAGTTTTGAAGCACGTCAGATGTATATTTCCACGCATGATGTTACAAGCGCACTGAATGAGGCTAACAGACTCTCTGAAATGGCACAGAAAAAAGCGGAGGTGAAAGCAAAGGAAGAAGAGAGAAAAAAGGAAGAAGTCAAGCCGGTAGAAGAATTTGCTGCCCCGGCAGCATCGGTTGACGAAGAACCGGAAGAGGCTTTTATTCCATCATTTGAAGAAGTGACAAAGTCCTCATGGATTAATTTCAAAGCCAATATGACAAAGAAGCAGGTGGAGGAACTGTGCAGGTTCTTTGATGAAAAACAGATTCCATATACGCTGCAATAGAGAGGAGAAGTGATTGTATGTACCGGGTAATAATTGAGGTTGAATATTTGAATACGGCATTTGATTTTGTGGAAGCAGAAAGCGCCGTTGCTTTTATGAAGACAGCTATTCAATCGCATAATGAATCAGCGAGTAAAGGTGCTTTTGAAATTTGGATGAAGTACGTTGAGGAAGAGGAGGGTTCAGAGACATGAGTTTGAGTGAAAAACTTAGCCGGATTCAGACCACCCTTAAGGCTCCCAAGAATCTGTATAACAAATTTGGAAAGTACAAATACAGAAATGCGGAGGGCATTTGCGAGGCGGTAAAACCTTATCTGGAACAGAATAAATGTTATATGGTGTTGAAAGATGACATGATAGAGCTGGGCGGAAGATTCTATATCCGAGCGACGGCGACTTTGTATGATACGGAATCGGATGACTGCATAAAGGCTACTGCATTTGCGAGAGAGGCTGAATCGAAAAAAGGAATGGATGAAAGCCAGATAACAGGGGCGGCATCCAGCTATGCAAGAAAGTATGCGCTGAATGGTTTGTTTCTTCTGGATGATACCAAAGATGCAGATTCCAATGAGTATTCCGAACAAGGAAAAGAAAATACGGATGAAAATAAGGAAGCAGAGCAAAGGCAGATTGAATTGTCGAAGATTTCAGAGATTAAGGTGAAATCACTGGAAGAAAGGTGCAGAAAAGAGGGCATTGAGTTGTCCAAACTTATGCGGCTTTATAAGGTTAGTTCGCTCAGTGATCTAAGTGAATTGCAGTTTCGGAATATCAATGATCACTGGGAAGATATAAAGAAGGTGTGACATGGAATTTACAGGCAAAGTTAAGGATATCAGCATGGACTGGCAGACCGGGCAGGCACAGATTACATTTACCATCAATGAGAAGTCTGCACTTGCTTCTGTTGATTCCATAAAAAACTGTGAAAAGCTGACTGTAAAAGCAAAGAAATACCGGCGGAAAAGAAGTCTTGATTCCAATGCTTACGCATGGGTTCTCATGCAGAAAATAGCGGAGGCTACCGGCTCGGATAAGTGGTCCATATATCTTATCTGTCTTAAGAGATTCAGCAAGGCTTTTACTCATGTAATTGTGAAGCCTGAAGCGGTTGACGCAATGAAAGAGTTATATAGGACGTGTGTTGACCTTGGTGAGATAAGCGTAAACGGCACGGCGGGGCATCAGCTGCAGGTTTACTTTGGAAGCAGCACCTTTGATTCAAAGGAGATGTCTGTATTTATTGATGGAATTGTTAGCGAATGCAAGGAACTGGGGATTGAAACATTATCCCCGGTGGAACTGGAAAGGATGAACGCAGAGTGGCAGCGAAGAAGTCAGTAGTAATTGAGGATATGGAACACTGTTTTGTATGTGGCAGTTCCAAGGTGCAGGTACATCATATCTTTTTCGGTACCGCAAACCGGAGAATATCGGATAACTATGGATATGTTGCTCCGTTATGTGCCACACATCATACAGGAGACGCTGGCGTTCATTTTAACAAGGATTTTGACCTATACCTAAAGAAACTAGCACAGGCTCATTTCGAATCACAAATAGGTACCAGAGAGGATTTCAGAAAGGTATTTGGTAAGTCGTGGTTATGAAATAAAAAGAACTGTAGGAAACAATCAACCAATGTCCATAGTGCATGTTGAGAATATCACGGAGAATAAAACAGACTGCTTTCTTGACAGTTCTTAGCAGTCGGAAAGGAGAAAGCCAGATGTCCTATATCAAGATAGACAGAAAGATACTTGACTGGGAATGGTATCGCAATCTGAATACCTGCAGACTCTTTTTTCATCTTCTTTTGAAAGCCAATTGGAAGGATGGCAGGTTTGAGGGAAAAGAGATACCAAAAGGCTCATTTGTGTCATCGGTGGCGAGGCTTGCTGAAGAGACGGATATGACGCCAAGAGAGATACGAACTGGGTTAGATCATTTGAAGTCTACAGGCGAAGTGACAATCAAAAGTTACTCAAAATACAGTGTATTTACGGTAACAAACTACCATTGTTATCAAGATTGCGACAAGCAAGCGACAAACAGTCGACAAACAAACGACAAACAAACGACAAGCAAGCGACAAACGAACGACAAACGAACGACAACAATAGAAGAAAAGAAAGAAATAAAAGAAGGGAAGAATAATAAAATAGTTCAAAATGTCGTCACGCATTTGAATGTGGCAGCCGGAACAAGATACCGGTATCAGACCGAGAGTACAAAGCGTGTTATAACTGCAAGGCTGTCGGATGGATATACAGAAAAGGATTTGCTGACTGTGATTGACAAAAAGACGGAAGAATGGAAGGGGACGGATATGGAGAAGTTTTTAAGACCGCAGACTCTTTTTGGCGGTAAGTTTGAAAATTATCTGAACCAGCCAAGAGCGTCAGGCAAAAAGGAGAACAAAAACTCATTTAATCATTTTCCGCAGAGGGAAAGAAGCACAGCGGAAATGTCAGCACTGGAAAAAACCATGCTGCATAGAAACATTCGAGAAATCCATGCGGTGGATTAAGGAGGGAGAAGGTATAGGTGAAAGCAATTGAGTATTTAAGGCAGATTAAAAGACTGGATAATTTGATTCATTCCAAGATGGAGGAGGTGGAACGGCTTCGCTGTATGGCTGCAAAAGTAACGGCATCCTCAGACGGTGAGAGGGTGAAATCTTCCGGCAGTCAACAGAAAATGGCGGACACTGTGGACAAGATTTTGGATTTGCAGGAGGAAATCAAAGAAGATATTGACCGGTTTGTCACGATGAAACGAAATGTGATGCAGGTAATTGACTGTATGGATAATGCGGATTATATCAACCTGCTGTATTGCAGATATTTTCAATACATGACATGGGAAGCCATTGCCTGCAGGATGGGTTATACATACAAGTGGGTATGTACACTGCACGGAAGGGCATTGAATCAGATGGACGCCATATTGGATGGCAGAGCCTGACATAGCCGGTTACAAGAAAGGAGAATGTGAAACATGAGGAAATTGATTGAGGACACAAAAAAGGCAATTACGGAGTTGATTGACCAGCTGTATTTAGAGTCTAAGCACAGTACCTATTGTGCTATGGTGGTTGAAATGCATAGTACCGGTCATACAACAAAAGAGATTTCGGAGCAGTTAGAAATTTCAGAAAATCAAGTAGCTGAGATGCTGCAGGCAGGAAGTGTGTCAAGAATCAATCGTGTAGGAGGGTACCGATGAAACGATGTAAAATCGAGTATTATATTCCGGTTGGTGCTGAAAATGCAGTGACAAGAAAGGAACTGTGCCGGGTGGTCGGTGTAGGAGACAGAACCCTGCGGAGCATGATAGCCGATGCCAGAAGGCGGGTATGTATTTGCAATTCGCAGGATGGCGCAGGTTATTATCTGCCAAGCAGTGTGAACCAGGCAAAAGCATTTTACGCACAAGAGAGAAAGCGTGCAGACAGTATTATAAAAAGCCTGCGTGGAACATCTAAGTTTATTAAAAACAGCGAGTCAAAGCAGAGAGAAGAAATGAATGGACAAAATATGCTGAGGCTGTAAAAAGAAAGGAGTAAGAGGTTTGCTGGCCAGCGGAAAAGACGTCTTTACTCCGTGAACGAAATGACTTATAACGAGTTTTTGAAATCAAAGATTGAAATAGCAAAGGATTCCGGGTTTGAGATAAATCCGGAGGAAATTAATCAGGCGCTTAAACCACATCAGAGGGATGCGGTTGTGTGGGCGCTCAGAGGTGGAAAACGAGCCTTGTTTGAATCGTTTGGTTTAGGTAAGACAATACAGGAAATTGAGTTTTGCTATCAGGCGACAAAAAATAAAGGCGGTAAGGCGTTGATTGTGTTACCGCTTGGTGTAAAGCAGGAGTTTACACGAGACGCTGTAGAGGTGTTAGGTTACGAAGCACCGGTATATGTTCGGACAATGAAAGAAGTGGAAGCAGCAGACGGACAGATTTTATTGACCAATTATGAAAGAGTTCGTGATGGGGATATCCGCCCGGATTATTTTATGGCTACTGCACTGGATGAAGCGAGTGTTTTGCGAAGTTTTGGCAGTAAAACATATCAGACGTTTTTGGATAAGTTCAAAAACGTGCCCTATAAACTGGTTGCGACGGCTACGCCATCGCCGAACCGATACAAAGAACTGATTCATTATGCCGGCTATCTGGAAGTGATGGACACCGGACAGGCATTGACAAGGTTTTTTCAGAGAGACAGCACAAAAGCCAACCATTTGACGCTTTATCCCAATATGGAGGATGAGTTTTGGCTGTGGGTTAGCAGTTGGGCGTTGTTTGTAACGATGCCGTCAGATTTGTCACCAGAGTATTCAGATGATGGATATGTTCTTCCGCCGTTAGAGATACGGTGGCATGAATTAAAGAACGACGGGAAAGAGGTGGAAGATAAAGATGGTCAGTTTTTACTTTTCCGTGAAGCGGGTACCGGTTTGAAAGATGCTGCTGCCATTAAGAGAGAAAGCGTGGAACGCCGTGTTGAGAAGATGAAGCAGATAGTGGAAGCGGCACCGGAGGAGCATTTTCTTCTGTGGCACGATTTGGAAGCGGAACGTAAGGCAATCAAAAAGGCATTACCGGAGACGGTCGATATATATGGCTCAATGGATTATGACCTTCGTGAAAAACGGGTGCTTGATTTTTCAAACGGAAAGACCCGCTTGTTTGCAACAAAGAAATCATTGTCAGGTTCCGGATGTAACTTTCAACGGTATTGCCACCGGGAGATTTTTCTAGGTATTGATTATGAATTTAATGATTTTAT